AAGGTGTGGCGGAGACTGTTGACATTGGACAAGAGTGGATGAGTGATACTGAGTTAGACCAGTATGTGCCAGATCAATTACAACAACAATGGCGTGAACTGTTAGGTTATGACATGGATGGCAACCCAAGTGCGTTGTGGGCAAACTTAACAGGTGGCTACGAGCCTGATGTTCGTGATCCAGAACACCGTGCGTTAATGGTCAAAGTGGCCAATAAATGGTTTGCTGCCAAGAAAATACCCAATGTCAAATTCTTTGATGTCAAAGATGCCGATGACGAATTAGAATGGCTGGTACAAATTGGTCAGCAAGGTGTGGCGGAAGGTGGCTATCAACATGGTTTCGCAGATCCCAACGCACCCAGCCTGGGTGGCAGTGGTAGAAAAGATGACGAAGGCAACTCCGAATTTGATGATCGTCAACGCCGTCAAACTGGCATGATCTTCTACAAGGTCGACGACACTGAACTGGCACAACAACTGGGACTCAAACAAACTCGTACAGGCAAATGGTACTTGCGTACAGGCAACAGACATGCACAACAGTCTGCAGATCGTGCATTTGGTCTGGGACGCATCTGGTATCCTGAAAGCACAGTAGATGAGGCCGGTGTGTTTGGCTTTATGACTCCTGACCAACCAAAGCCTGAGGTTAAAAAACCCAAACTCACACTGAGTCAAATCAGAGACCTGAGCAAACAGGAAGATGAAAAAGTTGCAAAGTATGTGAGAAGCAACGATCTTCCAGATAACCCAGATCACATGCGTGTGGTGCATGACGACGTAGAACTCAGTGAGCTCAGCAACGAACTGTTGGGTCGCTACAAAAAGGAATTGGGTGTTCGTGCAAGTGCCGCAGACCGTGCGGGTGACTACGATCGAGGTCACGAATACTTTAAAAAAATCAACCGGGCAACCATGCGCCAAGGTGACAATGATGCTCGCCGTCACGCAGAAAAAGAAAACGACATGATGGAAACTCGTTTAAATATGATGCGTAAAGCAGGATACGATCTATGACATTATCAGAAGCCACAAAAATAGCATTTGCCAGCGAGTTTAGTTTTTATTTAAAAGCACATAACTTTCATTGGAATGTGGAAGGTGCTGACTTTTTAGAACATCATCAACTGTTCGGCCTGATCTACGAAGAAGTGTATGGTGCCATTGATGACTTTGCAGAAAAGATTCGCGGCATTGGCAGTTATGTGCCAGCCAGTTACACCAGGTTCAGTCATTTGTCCGAAATCAATGATGAAACTGACATACTGAGTCCCGGTGCCATGTTACAAGAACTGCAAGAAGACAATGAAAAGATGTTGATAGTGCTTAAGATGGCCTACGATCTAGCCGAGCAAGTGGGCGAACATGGGTTCTCAAACTTCTTGGCCGAACGCATGGACGCACATCGCAAGCATGGTTGGATGTTACGAGCAAGTTTAAAATAATGTTGCCTATCATTGCAACATTGATCATGACACATATTACCATTATATGTGTCACAGTTTTTCTACACCGCGGACAAGCACATCGCGGATTGATATTTCATCCCATACTTGGTCATTTCATGCGAGCCTGGTTATGGCTCACAACCGGAATGGTCACAAAACAATGGGTGGCAGTACACCGTAAACATCATAGATTCACCGAACAGGCTGGAGACCCACACAGTCCCCATGTTTACGGAATTTGGCAAGTATTATTTCGAGGAGCAGTATTATATCATGAAGCAAGCAAAGATAAGGATATGGTTAATACATACGGTGCTGGCACTCCTGCTGATTGGGTCGAGCGCAACATATACACTCGTCACAGTAGACTTGGCATTGGCATTCTCCTTGTGCTCAACTGCTGGTTATTCGGTTGGGTGGGCGCCATAGTATGGGGCATACAAATGATATGGATCCCGTTTTGGGCCGCTGGAGTCATAAACGGCCTAGCACATTGGATAGGATATAGAAATGGACATACTAAAGATCATAGTCGTAATATTATGCCTTGGGGCATTGTTATTGGTGGCGAAGAGCTCCATAACAACCACCACCTGGACCCAGCGAGTCCCAAACTCAGCAAGAATTGGTTTGAGTTTGATATAGGCTGGATGTATATAAATATTTTCAAGTCACTTGGCTTGCTCAAGTTAAAAGAACACCCTTAGGACCGTGACTTAGGTTGCGTGGGTGACCCGGCTGCTGGGTTCTGAATGTGGGAGTCGTGCCCCATCAAGCATTTGGTAAAGTGAGCATTGTTTTTTCAATCGTAACATGTTATAATACTTGCATGAATAATCGAAAATGGGGCATTAGAGCTCAAGGCTCAAACAAAATTTTATTGGCTTCTTCTAACCTACAAGTGTTGAAATTCACACAACTGCTGGTTAGTCGTTACTGGTCGTTGGAAGTTGAGTCGTTGGAAAAGATCTATCGCCCAGCTGATACAGATTTAGAAAAGAAACTACAATGGGTGTACAGTATTGTTGATCAAGAACTGGAACATGTGAATACCTACATCGAAAAGAAAAAAGTAACAAACATACAAGCAGACTATTTGACCATTACCAAAGAATTTTTAGACATTGTGGGTTGCACAGATCCAACCATAGAAGATTTTTACAAAACAGAACTCGATTATTTTAATTCTTATATACAGAGCTGTAATCAACACAAGACCTTTGTGTTCAACAAACTACTAACTGCTGATTATTCTAAAACAGTAGAAGAAATAAACCAATGGTTCTTTAGTGAACTAGAACAGTATCCCATCGACTATACCACAGTGGCATATCACTTGAACGCAGAATTACTAAAGGGAAATCAATGACCGAAGATGTCAACAGCTTGATAGAAAACAATGCCTGTATAATGGTCAAGCCCAATGTACGGGTCAAAAATCCTCGCGGAAGATTCTGGGTGGCACAGAGATTTATCGTGATGGCTGTAACTGATTTACGAGCCAGGTCTGGAACTTTTGAGACTCCGTGGAATGCTCCTATCAACCCCACATTCAAATTGCCGCCGTTGATTCACATTCCGGACCGACTCAGTGACATAGCGGATCAACGAGCATTAGAATTAAATCAAACAGCCAAGGCCGAAAACAAACGCATAGTAATCATGTGGTCGGGCGGCATAGACAGCACCATGGTTGTTTCTTCGTTTATTAAAAACCTCAGCGCCGCAGACTTACAAAATGTTGCTGTTGTGTTTACGCTCAACAGTATCATGGAAAACTACGATTTTTATCGTACCCAAATTGCAGGTCGCATAAATTGCATTCCGTGGCTTTCAATAGACCTTACTGATGATTTCTTAGAGAAAAACATATTACTGCATGGTGACCCCGGCGATTGTTTGTTTGGCCCCAGTGTCAGCATGTATTCGGCATTGATGTCTGATGGTCGTCACTTGGAACCGTACACCAATCATTTGGATTTTATTGCCAAGACCATTGAAGAAAGAAACAAAGAAGTTGTGTTGCGATTCAATGTGCCCGGCATTGGTAAATGGTATTCCAATAGAATTACACGCAACCTGGAAGAAGTAGCACCCGAAGGCATTGTCAATGTGGCCGACTGGTGGTGGTGGCATTACATAAACTTCAAATGGTCTTACAGTGTCATGAGACCGGTATTTAGGCGCAAGACCAACGGGTCTGAATCAATCTCGTTGAAAACACAAAATACAGAAAGCTATTATCAAAATTCATTTTTCAACACAGCCAGATTCCAACAATGGAGTTACAGCAACTTACCATACCATGTGGGCAATGACCGCCGAAATCACAAACGACAGGCCAAAGATTATATATACGAGTTGGATCACAATGATGTGTATCGATCTTATAAAACCAAAATAGAGAGTGTGCCGGTGTACGACGACTCCTTGTACTTTGTGACCAAGAGACCGGTACTATGGACACAGAACTGGCAAGGATATCACACAGAGTATCCGGGACTGACCGATGCCTGTTTGATTAAATTAGAGCAATTTAGAGGCTAACAGGCCTTGCTTTTGTTGAGCAGATACTATACAATACATTTTTAAACAGGAGAACCCATGTCACAAGGACCACGCATGTTCAGCGGCGAACAAAAAGCCAAACTCACACAACTCATTAACGAAGGCATGCAGGTCATGCACGAAGTTGACACTTTGAACGAAGGCCTAGCCGACACGGTCAAAGCCATTGCGGAAGAACTGGAAGTCAAACCGGCTGTGTTGAAGAAAGCAATCCGTATTGCACACAAGGCCGCATTGGGACAGACCAATGCCGACCACGAAGAACTCAATACTATTCTGGAAACAGTGGGCAAAACCCTGTAATGCATGATATTCTGCACGGTATCTTTGCCTGGATTCGAGAAGACTACAAAAGCAATCGACTGCGCTTTGGCTTTGAGGTTTTGGCTTGGGCCATCAGTGTTGGCTGTAGCATCACCATGGCACTCACTGTGCCCAATCCGCCCCTGTTGATCATGTATCCCATATGGATCACTGGTTGTGCCATCTATGCTGGATGTGCCTACAGTCGGCGCAGTTTTGGCATGTTGGCCAATTACATTCTACTTACCACCATTGATTCGGTTGGGTTATGCAGAATGTTGTTGGCATAGAAATAAATACTAGCATGGTCTCGCCGGACTTGAAACGGCATGTAGAGTCAGTATAGGCTTTAAACTATACAAGGAGAATTATGAGTTATGTTGACGCTCTTTTTGACAGAGCCAAAGATCGAATCCATGTAGTCGAACGAGTTCGAGGTGAGCGAGTATATCGTGAATACCCAGCAGACTATATTTTTTACTACGACGATCCTCGCGGCAAGTTCCGCACCATTTACGACACACCGGTTGGCAGGTTCAGCAGTCGTAACAGCAAAGAATATCAAAAAGAATTAAAGACACTCAGCAATACACGACTGTGGGAAAGTGATATCAATCCCATCTTTCGCTGTCTTGAATCAAACTATTTGGGTGTAGACAGTCCCAAGTTACAAACAGCATTTTTCGACATTGAGGTGGACTTTGATCCTGAGCGTGGTTTTTCAAAACCTGAGGATCCGTTTAATCCAGTAACAGCCATATCAATATACCTGGATTGGCTAGATAAACTTGTGACCTTAGTAGTACCACCCAAGAGTTATTCATGGGAGACTGCCGAAGAAATTTGTAATCGTTACGAAAACTGTTACTTGTTTGAACGCGAAGAGGACATGATGAACACATTCCTTGACTTGATTGAAGATGCCGACATACTGTCGGGTTGGAACTCAGAAGTTTTCGATATTCATTATTCTGTGATGCGTATCACTCGTGTACTCAGTAAAGATGATACTAGACGGTTTTGCCTGTGGA